ATGCCAGATCAAAAAGAAAGTGAGAACACCAAACTCACTTGTGAAGAACAAAAGGATAATGAACTGGTTTCTCGAGTAATCGAAAATCCAGAGGTCTTAAACAGGGTTTTGGATAGTCCGCAGGTGCGGGCTATTGTTTGCCAGCATTTTCAGGGGCCTGTTCCGCCACCTTCAATGCTTAAAAAGTATGATCAACTGGTGCCTGGGCTTGCAAATCGACTTGTTGAGTTGACCGAAAAAGAGCAGGCTCATCGCCATAAAACAGTGGCTGATAGCATTGATATTGCCAGAGATGGTCAAACAAAGGCTTTTTGGTTGGCAATATTGATCATCTTAGCTGCCACTGTCTTTGGCGTCATGGGGGAGACAGTTCTTGCCGGAACTCTCGTTTCAATAGATCTTGTTGCATTGGTTACGGCATTTATTGTTGGAAAACATTATTCTAAGCAGGAACCTGATCAAGATTAGTCTCCGAACCCCGGTTGATGCCGGGGTTTTTACACTAGCAAAGCAATATCAACATTTTTCAGCTGTATTTATTTCGTCAAACAACCAATTTAACCCATTCCTGACCACGAGTATCGTTATAACGATCGGTGGTTGCCTGGACTTTATGTCCCAGTAATGTTTTTGTATCAATACCCTGCGCGCGGTACAATCGTTCTGACAGGGAGCGTTGTTCATGAAATGTTGGCGGAGTTTTTCCTGCTGGTGGAGTTATCCCAGCCAGATCCCGTGCTTTGGCAAAGTAGTCGCTCAGGTTGTCTTTACTCATCGGCTTTGGTTGTTTCTGGTGCCGACTATGGATTAGATATGGACTTAATATTCTGTCTCGGCACCCATCAATAACTTCTTTTAACGTTATCCCAATGGCATCACAGCGTAGTGTAAGCGGTAACGCCAGACGCATTCCGGTTTTTCCCTGGGTGATATGCAAGTGTTCGTTCCACACATCTGAAAAACGCATGTGGCAAATGTCATCACGGCGCTGACCAGTAACAATCGCAAGAAGCATTGCGTTACGGATAAAGTGTTTTTCAGGCGTTGCGTTGTAAATTTTTTGCCAGTCTTCCAGGGTGAGCCTGGCTCTAGTTACTTTAGGGATCGGTTTACGGGTAGCCTCCGGAGGATTCCATCCAGGAGGAACTTCCCCTGCATGCTGTGCTTCTTTATAAATATCAACCCATAATCCACGATTTACTCTCGCTGTGCTGACCATGTCTTTATCCAGCCACTCATCCAGTATTAATGCAAAGTCTCTTACTTCCAGTTCTTTCAATGGGTGGTTTCCCAGACGGGAAACCAGGTATGCAGCCATTCGGGCTTTTTCTTTGTGAGTTGTAGCTGCAATATCTCCATTTTTCAGTCGCGTGTCCTGTATTTTCAGATATCGATCAACCCATGCCTTTAATCTGATACCCCGACGCTTTGTTGCTGACGGACTTTCATCAATTTTGCGCATGAAATATTCAGCCTCTGCTGCAGCTATTCGCTGATTGGCTGTGGAAGCGATTTTTTCTGCCTTACCTTTGTCTGTTCCGAGCCCGTGAAATTTTCCAGTCACAGGGTTTTTATACTGGTAGTAAACTCTGCCAGTTCTGCGATCAAATTTTTCGTAAAGTCCGGCTACGTCAGTGCTGTTTTTTCGTGGCCTCGGTGACATGAGTTAAAATCTCCTTCAGTGCATCATCATCGCCAGTATGAATTTCCGGCGCAATTCCTGTTTCACCAGGTCCAACAAATACTGCTCGGCGATCTATCAGCCAACGCCCACGAATTTTTTGTGGTCTTGGAACGATGTATCCTAGTTTTCCGTATTTCACCAGGGTAGTGTTTGTTATTGGGAGACTGAACCGTTTTGGCTTCCACTCATCGAGCGTTATCAGGTACTGTTCGCTCATGGCTATCACTCCGGAACGCGCCAGTTGCAGAATACCAACGACAACTGGCGACGGTTGAACATTAAAAATCAGCCTGACTCGGGATCAGTTTTTGCCAGATAGCTGAAACGTATTTTGCCTGGTAACGAGCGTCATCAAGTGCATTATGGCGCTCACCTTCGAATGGGATAGCAGTTCTGGCATCGAAGTCTATGGCTTTCCCCAGCTCAACGATTGTGCGTACATCGCGATCGTTGCAGTAGCGCCACGGGCAGGGGATACCCTGTCGTTCGTATGAACGGCGTAAAATCACGTTGTCGAAGTTGGCCCCATTACCCCAGACCTGAACAAAAAATTCACCGGAGTTTTCGTCGATAAATTCCCGCAATTGCAGTAGTGCATCATCTAACGGGATTTCATCGGTCATAATGGCAGATTGCGCTTCGCGTGATTGCTTAAGCCACCATTTAATGGTGTCCCGATCAATGACTCCGCCAGCAGTTTCCAGATCGATAGTCTTACTAAATTCCGGTCCCATATCTCCGGTTTGCGGATCGAAAAATATTGCACCTATTGAGATGATCGGGGCATCAGGATTTTTTCCCATGGTTTCAAGGTCGATCATTAGATGGTCACACGTCCTGCTGGTGGATGTGATTTCGTGATGACCGTTCACCTTAATTGAGTGATCTGCCGTCTCGCCAGTTTCATTATCGCTATTGTGATGCTGATTGCCGCCAGTGTTCTCCTTGTGTGGATGTTCAGCGCCTTCCATTTCCTCCGGATCATCTTCCTGAACTTCAGCCTGATTTTTTTCATCGAATGTTTCCTGGTATGTTGCGTCGCCCATCACCGCGCCACAGTCAGGACAGTTGTCGCCGCCGGTCTGACCGCAGGCGGTGCAGACTTTTTCCGGTTCTTGTTGCTCTTCTGGTTCAGGCTGTTTCGTTTCTGGCTCGTTTTGTAACGCATTTTGGCTGTTTTGTTCCGATTCGGGCTGGTTCTGGTTCACAGAATTGCGGGTTTCAATCCCCTTAACCCATTTCGGATCATTCGGGTCGCTAATTCCGTCAACGAATTCACCGCGATGGACTGCCAGTATTTTGTCGGCATCAGGCTGGTTGATATTGGCTGCCTGCATAATTTTGTTTACTTCGTCAGCGGTAACTTTTACCTGATTAACCGGATTTATCTGTGCCTGAGTATCCAGCGATTGTGTGTCCTGGCGATATTCAGTTGTATCCTGTCCCATTGCTTCAGTCGTTGCCTGTTCATCTGCCATTGCGTCAGACGGTTGTGATTTTTCCTCATTATTTTTTTCTTCTTCTGTTTCGCGTTCAGCAGCCAGTTCGCGGTTAACTTCTTCCAGGATGTCTTTTTCCGGTGTATGTCGTGCAGCAGTGAGAGTTTCCTTGCTGGGGTTCTCGTGATCAGTCTCCGTTAAGTGGGCGTTGATATACCCCTGAAGGCGTCCCGGGTAGTGATAAAACTCAGGGTGAGTGCTCCGGATAAGTGCAAAAATAGCGGCGCGGGAATAATCCAGAATACCCGGGGTTGCGCGAAGTGCTGCGGACCATTCTTTGAACGGACTTTCTCTTTTCAGGACGATTTCTTTTGCGCGACGATAAACGCTGCCCGGAATTTCATAAATATTAAAATCCATCGGAAGTGTGGCTGCTGCAATCTCCACATCCAGCGTATCGAAGGTGTGTACTAAATTCGGATTGCGATCGGTTTTGTTCCCGCCACCGGCATTTGCACCGGAAGCCGTACGGGTGATACGCGAAACACGATTTCCTTTCATCCACTCTTTTGTCAGCAGACCGCGATCGGTGTAGTCGGCGTCCAGGTATGCTTCGATAAAAGAGGTTATCAGTCCCAGGTCCGAATTTACGGGGGCGGGGAAAACTTTGTCAGTGTCTCGCACCAGTTTGTGGAGATCGCGAATCTCCAGCGGTTCGAGTTGCGCTGCTTTATTTGAGATAGCCAGCGCGGTAACGGCGGGAAGTTTTTCATCCTGTGCGTTATGTAATGCGCGCAGTTCGTCCCGCGAAACGTGTGTGATCGGTTTTTCGCTGCCGTGCTGTGCCAGCCATCGAACAGGCAGAATCTGACCTGAAACCGGCAGGAGCATGTTCTCCTCAATCTCAGCCAGGTCTTCGCCGTTGACGTTGGTATTGTCAGTGCTGGCTGGTTTATCCTGAACAGAGGGCGAGGGCGCGATAAGTACCATTGTGATACCATCTTCCCCGCCTTTTTCGTATCGGTTGCAGAATTCGATATCAAACACGCCTTCCGGAGGAAGGTCATTCACAACGGGTAAATGGACGCGAACAGGTTTTTTAAAATCCTCTTCGTCAAATCCGGCATCGTCCATTGCGACAACACCGCGTGATATTGCAACCGATAATTTTTTTGCTGTGCGCCAGTAAAAACCGCCTTTAATCCCAAGACGTTTTCTGACTTTGTCATTTTTGGCTTCGTAATATAGTGCAATTTCTTCTTTATCAGTGCTCATTGATAAACCTCATAACCATTTTTAGGGTGAACAAATCCCTGCCCATTGCTGGCATATAAAAATGAAACCGGATATTTATTACTGTGCTGGTTTAAAGCCCTGCCGGGACTTCGTTATTATTCATGCGAATAACTTTATCGACCGGATAACAGTTACCGGGAATTTTCTGTTCATCTGCGGCAGCCATGCATTCTTCCATTGAGTCACGTATATCAACAATAAGGTCAAGTGGTTCGCCTGTATTAAGAAAAACTGTCAGAACGAGTGCGAATGCTGTATTCATTGCCAGTATCCTTTTTGCATCAGACGTAAACGGGCCAGCATTGAAACAATGCATATTTGATTTAATAACTCCCGTTCGTGTTTTCTCTTATTAATGGCATCTTCAGTAAATGCAGGGTTACTGATACTGACACCAATTTCAAAACAACCTTCAGACGTATTAACGTTTGGTAATAATGTTTCCATTATCGCGTCCTCAACAATGAATTTTGTGATGCAGTGCCTGGTGCCTCCAGGTGACGTTAACCAGTTAACAATTAACGCCGGATACAGAGAACCCACCCATAAGAACCAATACGGAAGTCAACTGGCCTTTTTAACTGTTCCGCGTGCGCTGAGCCGCATTCACCGCATCACAAAATTCACTTTAAAAAGGACGGACATCAGCCAGCAATGAAACTGATGCCGCCAAAAGGTAATCAACATGGGTTGTTGCAGCGGGGTTGTCACTCAGGCGTATGGTCAACCTGACAACCCGGTGTCCTCAACAGGGGGAAGGAATAACCCCGCCATACGTACCGCCGCGCCATTTCGCGGAGTGCCACAACCGGAAGCGCACGGTCGAATTAAATTTAACGACACCGTACAGTGAGACGAACTTCGCCGTGCGCTTTCGCGTTATGCCCTGACTTTTCAGGGATATATCCTTTCAGTAAACTGTCAGTGCCGGATTCTTATCCGTGTCCGGCGCACGACCACATGTGGCAGCGTGTTGGTCTCCATTTTTAACCCAGAACCTCAATGGAGGATAAAATGTCAGACAAGTTAATTAACCCATTTACCTATCCATCTGTTGCAGCTTTGAACTTAACAGTTGAGTTAATTCGGGCTGGCAAAATGTCATCCCCTTCAGAGGCGGCTAATTCAGTTATTACAATTCGCAATATATTAAAAGAAGAAAAACAAGCCGCTATGGAGAAGACTGATAAAGAGCAATAAAGGCTTCTCTGATTTCTTGAGCCAGTTTTTTAGCTGGCTCTACCTTTTCTGTCTCCCCGTTCAAAATGAGAGATTTCAGTGTTTCTGCGGCGATTTTCTGAGTGTCTGGAGGTAAATCTTTAAATTCCATCTTTAACCCCGTTAGTCGATAGATTTTGTCGAACTGGAAAGCGCCTGTTTAAACTCACCGAAGCTGAGAGCTTCTTCGCCTTCGGCAAGGCCTTCGAAGTATTCTTCGTAAGCCTTTTTCATGATTGCGTCGAAATCCATATCACTCACCTGAATTTCTTTCCAGCCAGCGACGTTAAACGTTTTGCTTTTGGTATACGTCATAGCAGTGAACGTTCCATCTTGGTTGGGGAACACGCCGCACACCATGGATTCGTTATTGCCGAGGTCGATTTTTTGCATTTTTCGCACCTCACATCTTGTTGTTGCGGATAGAGGCTTCTGCTTGCCAGAGATCCCAGTCGTTGCTACGTAAAGCCTGCACAGCCTGGCTGTAAGTGATACCGCAACAATCCATCAAATACTGAACTACTTCGTAATGCACCATCTTTTTTCCCCTTAACGCCGGGTGGCGGAACGTTTTATCTACTGCGCTTTGTATCAATCAACAACTGCCGTCATGTTCGTATGCCTCAGGCTGGCTACTTAGCCCTGTTCAGTGGCTGGATAACTCGAGGTATTGTCCTGCCGTTCTCCGGTGGGGCGTTGTTTGGATATGCTTATTAAACACAAATGGTTTTTGTAAGTCAACACAAAGTGTGTTTTTATGGTGGCGTGTCATATGATGATGGTACAAAAAAAACCCGCTGATAGCGGGCTGATTGGCATATTACTGTGATAGCAAGATCATTACTCCGGTGGGGGGGTATCTTTAAGCCTGCCCCTCAAATATTTTTCTACATACTCGTCGATTTCTTTTAGCCGGACTTCAAATAGCTCAATCATTCGTTGTTGTTCTGAGCCCGGTAGCTGGTTAAACAACTCAAGAAGTTTTCGTTGGGATTCATTTAACCACAATTCAGAAGAGTCTTTTTCCCCAAAGAGGAGCTCAGGAGGAGATATGCCCAGCGCCTTTCCCAGGACGACAGCATCATGCACTCCAACATTTCTGCTGCCCGCCTCATAGTTACCTATACGCGATTGCGTCCATCCGCAGATTTCAGCAAGTTTTCCTTGAGATAAACCAAGCTTCTGCCTGCGCTCTTTAAGACGCATTGCAATTTTGTCATTGAGCCTACTAGCGGCAATTTTTTCGTTTTCTTTTTCCATTTCGTCCTTGTATCACGAATCGTGATTTATATAAAACACAAAATAGCTTGACCGTAAAACACAAGGTGTGTTTAAAATTGTCGTCGGAGGTTTTTAATGAACAAAATTTCAACATATCGAAAACAACTTGGTCTGTCTCAAAGACAACTCGCTGTTCAGCTAGGGTGGATACAAAGCCGACTGGCAAATTACGAAGCAAATTTTCGTACCCCTGGGCTAGAGGAGTGCAGAAAAATTGTTTCCACCCTTAATCGGCTTGGTGCTCATTGTGGACTTGACGATGTATTCCCCCCAGACGGTAAGCATAGCGAAAACAGCATAGGAGCGGTTGATTCATGAAAATCAGGCATGAGCACATCGAATCAGTGTTGTTAGCCCTAGCAGCCGAAAAAGGGCAGGCGTGGGTTGCTAACGCAATTACTGAAGAATATCTGCGCCAGGGGGGCGGCGAATTGCCCCTGGTACCAGGCAAGGACTGGAACAATCAGCAGAATATCTATCACCGTTGGTTGAAAGGTGAAACGAAAGCGCAAAGGGAAAAAATTCAGAAACTGATCCCTGCGGTTCTGGCAATTCTTCCGCGCGAGCTGCGTCACCGACTCTGCATCTTCGATACCCTGGAACGCCGTGCATTACTGGCGGCGCAGGAAGCGTTGAGTACGGCAATTGATGCGCATGATGATGCAGTCCAGGCCGTTTACCGTAAAGCATATTTCAGCGGCGGTGGGTCGCCCGGCGATTCTGTCGTAGTGCATTGATTGAAATTAATCGTGCCGGACTGTTTTGTTCGGTATCAGTTAAATGTAACGCTTACAGCGTTACAAGGTGAAAACAATATGGCTTCAAACTGGATAAAGCTCGAGGTTATTACGCCGGATAAGCCGGAAATATTCAGGCTTGCTGAGATTCTGAATATTGATCCAGATGCCGCATTAGGGAAAGTCATTCGCTTCTGGGCATGGGCGGATCAACAAATGATAGACGGTAACGCAGAGTGTAACGCTCGCGGCGTTACAAAAAGTGCAATAGATCGCATCACTTTTATGGCTGGTTTTGCTGATGCGTTAATTCAGGTTGGATGGCTGGTCGAAAATAACGGTGGGCTTTCTCTACCTAACTTTGAACGTCATAACGGAAAAAGCTCTAAAAAACGGGCGATTACAAACGAGAGGGTTACAAAAATACGCAAACTGAAACGAAAAGGTAACGCTGCCAGCGTTACACAAACGGATCAAAAAGCGTTACCAGAGGAAGAGGAAGAGGAAGATATAAATACTGATCTCCCCCTAAATCCCCCTCGCCAAAAACGAGCATCTAAAAAATTCGAGCCGGAGGCTATTGAGTTGCCCGATTGGTTGCCGGAAACACTCTGGCATGAGTGGGTCCGGTTCAGGCAGGCATTGCGAAAACCGATTCGAACGGAGCAGGGCGCTAACGGGGCGATACGGGAACTGGAAAAATTCCGCCAGCAGGGTTTTACCCCTGAGCAGGTGATTCGACATAGCATCGCCAATGAATACCAGGGCTTGTTCGCGCCGAAAGGTGTTAGGCCTGAGACGTTGCTCAGACAGGTTAACACCGTCTCGTTGCCGGACAGTGCGATCCCGCCAGGCTTCAGGGGGTAACGAACCATGAAAAATATTGCGACAGGCGGCGTTCTGGAACGCATCCGCCGACTGACCCCGCCACATGTAACCGCCCCATTCAGAACGGTAGCGGAGTGGCGCGAGTGGCAACTTGCTGAAGGCCAGAAACGTAGCGAGGAGATCAACCGCCTGAATCGCCAGTTGCGGGTGGAAAAAATTCTGAATCGCTCAGGCATCCAGCCGTTGCACCGTAAATGCTCGTTTGCGAATTACCAGGTGCAGAACGACGGTCAGCGATACGCGTTGAGCCAGGCGAAATCTATCGCTGATGAACTGATGACCGGGTGTACAAATTTTGCGTTCAGCGGAAAACCTGGTACCGGAAAAAACCATCTGGCGGCGGCTATCGGGAATCGTCTGCTGAAAGATGGCCAGACAGTGATTGTGGTTACTGTGGCTGATGTCATGAGTGCTCTACACGCCAGCTATGACGACGGGCAATCAGGCGAAAAATTTTTGCGGGAACTGTGCGAAGTGGATCTGCTGGTTCTTGATGAAATTGGCATTCAGCGCGAGACAAAAAACGAGCAGGTGGTACTGCACCAGATTGTTGATCGCCGGACAGCGTCGATGCGCAGCGTGGGGATGCTGACAAACCTGAACTATGAGGCCATGAAAACATTGCTCGGCGAGCGGATTATGGATCGCATGACCATGAACGGCGGGCGATGGGTGAATTTTAACTGGGAGAGCTGGCGTCCGAATGTCGTCCAGCCAGGAACTGCGAAGTAATTTTTATCGGGAGGAAATTTTAATGGAGACTGTTTTTGACGCACTGAAAGCAATGGGAAAAGCCACATCCATAGAACTTGCTGCGCGACTTGATATCAGTCGTGAAGAAGTGCTGAACGAACTATGGGAACTGAAAAAAGCTGGTTTCGTTGATAAAAGCGCGTACACCTGGCGTGTGGCTGATAACAACGTTCAGCAGGAACAGCCAATGCAGGCAGAACTGCCGGAAGAAACCACCACGGCAACAGTAGCGAAAATCTCAGAGTGCGATTTAACCGCGACGATTGAACAACGCGGACCACAAACGGCGGATGAACTAGCTACGCTGTTCGGTACCACATCCCGCAAACTTGCTTCAACGCTGGCAATGGCAATCAGCAAAGGACGCCTGATTCGCGTAAATCAGAACGGTAAATTTCGTTACTGCATACCGGGCAATAATTTACCAGCAGAGCCGAAAGCTGCATCGGTAACGGAAACTGATTTTAAAGCCTTTCCTCAGCCAGCAGGTGTTGCGTTGCCGGTACAGAAAGATGCAACACAGGAAGATATTAAAACAGAAACTGTGGCGGACATTGTGCAGTCGCTGCCATCGTTTACCGAAACGCGGGCGGATGACATGATTTTACCATCGCTGCACATGGCAAACCGTGAGCTGCGCCGGGCGAAAAATCATGTCCAGAAGTGGGAGCGTGTCTGCGCCGCGCTGCGGGAGCTGAACAAGTACCGGGATATTGTTCGACAGATTGTCGACTCCTCCTGTCGTATTGTGTCGGAAAAGTGATTGCCGGAGGCGCTTATGGCAAAAGTTTTTACACAGGAAGAGCGTGAAAAAATTAAGGAGCAGGTTGTTGAGCTGGTACGCCAGAGTGGGCGCGAGACGTTAAGGCAACTGGAGGCCAAGACAGGTGCGACAAGATATCTGATGAGCATTCTTGCCAGAGAGTTGGTTGCCAGTGGCGATGTATACAACTCTGGCTATGGGTTATTTCCCTCTGAACAGGCTCGTAAGGACTGGAAAAACGCCCGCAAAAAACTATCCAGGGCAAAGGTGAAAAAAACGGTTGTGGTTGATCCTGACCTTATCTGGTCATTACCAGACGGAGAAATACGCCGCTATGACAGGCGTATGAACATAATCTGTCGCGAGTGCCGGAAGAGCGAAGTTATGCAGCGTGTGCTGGCATTCTATCAGGGGCATTTTCAGGGGGCGGCGCAGTGAGCAGGATTGGCTACCAGGAGTTGACCGCGCCAATGCCTTCCTTGCCGAAGTTCGGACGTGGGCGTTTAACGAGCTTTGCACGGCGTTTGACAGGCACGGAATGTTCGCTGGCCTTGATGGCAACAACGCCGTGACACATAAGCCACATAAAAGAAGTGATAAATGCGATGCTGCATTGCTCGGAACAACTTCATAAAGGAAGCGTCTGATGAGGGCAATAAAAGCTCATACAGAATTGCTATCTATTAGGACATAGGATATCAGATGAGATTACATTCCACCAATAACCAAGAAAATTACATAAGACAATAAAAATAGATGATAAAGATTGTAAAAAGCCTATCAATTTCATATGATTCTCGATTAGATTCATAGTATACATGATGGAATGGAATGCATAAAATGAAAGCAATTGATCTTTTTTGTGGCGCTGGTGGTTTGACAGTTGGTCTAAAAATGGCTGGCTTTGATGTCATATCAGCAATCGAAAAAGAAGCTATTGTATCTGAAACCTATAGAATCAACCATCCGGATGTTAACTTAATAAATGGGGATATAAAAAATATATCACCAGATGAATTAATGAAACAATTAAAAATTCAGCAAGGTGAACTGGATTTGTTGGCAGGTTGTCCACCATGTCAAGGATTTTCTTCGTTAAGAACAAAAAATAAAACAGTAGCTGTCTTTGATGAGAGAAATGAACTTATTTTTAATTTTTTAGATTTTGTTAAAGTCTTTTTTCCAAAAGTTGTAATGGTTGAAAATGTACCAGCTTTGGCATTTGACGAACGAATAAACATGTTTACTTCGGAGCTTAAGAAATTGGGTTATCATATCGATGATAATTCAGTTTTAATTGAAGATGCTAGTAAATTTGGTGTGCCACAAAGACGTAAGCGCATGGTACTACTTGCTTCGCGATACGGAGAGCTTACTCGTGCTCAAAAAAATAGTAATTTAATAACTGTGCGCGATGCAATAGGCCATTTGGCTCGACCTGAAAATAGCAATGATCCGCTGCACAATATATTAGAAAGAAGAACTGAGAAGGTTAAAAAAATTATAAGTCTTATTCCTAAGGATGGGGGAAGCCGCTCTCAACTTCCTTACGAGTATTGGCTGCCATGTCATAAACGATATCCAAATGGTTTTCGCGATGTTTACGGTCGTATGAGGTGGGATGATGTAGCTCCAACTATTACGAGTGGATGTACTAATCCTTCAAAAGGTCGTTTTTTACATCCTGAACAAGATAGAGCAATAACTCTTCGAGAGGCTGCATTATTACAAACTTTTCCGAGTGATTACTATTTTCCTATTCAATTTGGTAAAGACAAGGCTGCTTTGATGATAGGGAATGCATTGCCCCCTGAATTCATTAAGCGTCATGCTGAACTTATCAAAGAACATATAACTAAAAACGAGGCGGATTATGGATAATAAACTATTTCTAAATTTTCATGGTAGGATAATTGATCATTTAGGTATTCAAATGTATCAAAGTCCAACAGCAGCAATAGCTGAAATGGTTTCTAATGCTTGGGACGCGGATGCAACCGAAGTTAATATTACACTACCCACGCATGAAAATAGAACTATTGTTATAAAAGACAATGGTATTGGAATGACATTTGAAGAATGTCAAAAGAAATTTCTTACGGTTGGTTTTGATAAAAGGAAAGATAATCCTGTAGCGAAGTCGAAATTATTCAATCGAGACTTAATGGGAAGAAAAGGTATCGGAAAGTTTGCTGGTTTTGGTATTGCTGAGATTATAGAAATTTGTACTACTAGCCAAGAAACAGGTGAAAAAACTAGTTTTACTTTGGATATAAATAAGATTAGATCGTCAGATGACTACGTTAAAACTGAAAGTATGGCTATTGATGTGACCTTCCGCACAGGCCCTTCAGAATTAGAAAAAGAAAATCATGGAACAACAGTAACACTTAAGTCATTGAAAATAAATAGATTGTTAAATGAGTCTTCTTTTGCTACATCTATGGCGAGAAGGTTTGCGATCAATTCTGGCGGCGATGAATTTTTAGTTCGTATTAATAATACCCCCATGCCAGTCGAAAATTTTCTTGCCACTGCAGAATATAGTTTTCCAAAAGATTATACTGTAGATGAAAAACCTGATTCTCTTACGGAGATTGACAGTTTGGGGTATGGAAAAGAAATCGTTGATGGTTATGAGATAAAATGGAGAGTGTTTTTCTTAAAAGAAACAATCAAGGATGATGAGTTGCAAGGTATCTCGATTTACGCTCACAAAAAATTAGCACAAAGGCCGTTTATGTTTAACTTGACTGGAGGGTTGCCAAGTCAAAATGGTCCTGAATATATGACAGGGGCTGTAATTGCTGATTATTTGGATGAGTTTAATGATGATGTGATTTCTACTGAACGACAAAGATTGAATTGGAGTAGTCACCACCTTGCCAAATTAGAAGAGTGGGGACAGAAACGTGTTCGCGAATTATTAAAAATCTGGAAAGATCGGCGGGCAGATGAAAAAACCAAACTGATTGAAAGTAAAATTGATGATTTCAGAAGTAGGCTAGATAAACTAGGTGTAGAGAAAAAAACGGTTATAATGGCTTTGAAACGAATTGCATCAATCCAACAAATCGGTGCAGAGCAATTTAGGCATATAGGCAACTCTATCCTCACTGCATGGGAGGGAGGGCGTCTAAAAGAGCTTATAAGAAGCGTTGCTTCCGTTCCTGATATGGATGAAACGAAATTGCTTGAGATATTGATCGAAGCAAATACAATTCAGGCTTTACACACAGCAGAATCAGTTAAAGCTAAGCTTGATACTATAAGTGGTCTTGAGACTAGAATACGCACTAAAGAATTAGAAAATGCTGTTCGAGACTATATTGCGAAGAATCCTTGGCTGATAGCTCCAAAATGGGAGACTTATGCTATTGAGAAAAATGTCCAGCATATCGCTAGAGAAGCAGCAAAAGAATCAGACATTGAACACGATCCAAGCTTTAAAGGAAGGGTTGACTTAGTTCTTTCAAGTGGTGAACATTTGCTTGTACTTGAATTCATGAGGCCAGGGCTGAAAATAGATAAAGATCACATCAATCGCTTTGAGGAGTATGTTAATACTTTCAGAGTTTATTTAGACTCTGCAACAGGAAGTCCATTCAAGCGAGTTTCCGGTTATCTAGTTGCTGATGATTTTTTAAAGAGAAATGCAACGTTAAATATGAAACTGAAAACATTGAGAGAACAAGAAATGTATACATTAACTTGGGATGACCTTCTGTCTGATGCAAAGCGTCAATGGCGTGAGTTTTTAGAACACCTGTCTTCTCGTGCTCCCGAAGATCAGCGTATGAAAGAATTGTTATCTACAACTCCTGAGAAAGTGATAGATACCTCTGAAATTACTTAATAGCTGTTCATCGTACTAAAAAGCTGCAGTAGTGCTGTGGACTCCCCAGCAATGGGCGAATAGAAAAGGCAGGCATAGTGTTTTGTGATTGCAACCAATTCAATGAGATCATCTCTATGCCTGCTCGCCAAGTGTGACAGAATTTTTACCGCAATGCGTTAGCACCGCTTGATACCCCCCCTACAAAATGCTTTGCCGGATGCCACTATTGTTCTCATCAATAGCAATCGCTAGTGCTGGCAAGTATCGGATGTTATTTAGCCAGTACAGCCCATACAAAAAATCAAATCAAATGCGTTTACCAATTACTTGGAAATGAATTTCTTTACCACAGTATCCTACTAATTTTCAGAAATATTACTGCTATACAGACGAATTAGTTTTCTATTTATGGCATGATTTTTATACTCAACATACTGATTTGAAACGACATTTGATCTCCTCGTAGAGATGGATAGTTTCTTCGGAGAATCAGCAAAATGCAGAGTTAAAACAGATTTTTATTAAAATTATTGCCGGAATATTAAAATCAAAAAGTAAGAGTAATCATCGTCACCAATGAAGACATTTCAGACCGTTTGGTCCCAGCACATAATTAAAATTCGCACGGTACTGGGTTCCGTTCCTAATCACCTGGTAAGTGCTTAGAATATAGTGATAGTAAATTAGGTATTATATGCGAGCACTTTCAGCCCTTATGCATTTTGCCTGCTGAATCTGAAGAGCAAAAAACAATCACTTATTTGATTATATGCATAACAATAAATAAAAGTCATTGTGCCTGCGCATAAAACAAACAAATATACGGCGTGAAATAAATATTTTTAAGATTAATATTTTTGTCTCTATGTGGATATAACCTCTTGTACTTATAAACTTGGAGGCATCGTGGAAAAAATAAAGAAACTATTTAGTAGCAAATACGCAGTCATACGTCGTGATGACCTGTCAGTTATAGTCGAAATGGATTACTTCCCTGAAAACCAAAAATCAATGATGTATCGTAATGGGCGAAAGGCAATTTTTTTACCGATGAGGTTAAGTGACATTATGGGAAATGATAAACTGCTGGATGAATTGCGAGTCAGAGCATCCTGTTAGTATTGGTATTAATTCTGGTATACTGCACAACGGGCTGAACACCCATTCTACTGCGCCAGCGGAGAACTACGATGGCGCATATACAACTGGTCAAACAAACTTCTTCTGGTTTACTTCTCCCGGCGACGCCGGAGAGTTGCGATTTTCTGCATCAAATCAAAATAGGCGAGTGGATACACGCAGACTTTAAGCGTGTGCGTAACTATGCATTCCACAAGCGTTTTTTCAAACTCCTGCAACTGGGATTCGATTACTGGACTCCGATCGGTGGGGCGATCACGCCTCGAGAACGAGAACTGGTATCAGGCTTCGTTGATTACCTGTGCGAATCAGTAGGTCGGGAACATACTCCAGCCCTGAGTGGTGCCGCAGAGCAATATCTGAATACCGTTGCGACACGCAGAACCCGGGATACGGCATTGCTAAAGTCGTTTGAGGCTTTCCGCGAGTGGGTAACCATTCAGGCCGGATTTTACACAGAGCATTTTTATCCTGATGGTAGCCGTGGGCGTCGGGCGAAATCCATCGCGTTTGCGAATATGGACGAAGTCGAGTTTCAGCAGGTTTATAAATCTGTACTGAATATGCTGTGGAACTGGATTCTGTTCCGTAAATTCTCCTCTCAGGAGGAAGTTGTAAATGTGGCCGCACAACTACTGGAGTTTGCGTAATGGTGAATTTACGTAAAGCGGCTAAAGGCCAGATGTGCCAGATCAGAATCCCTGGCTACTGCAATCACAATCCCGAAACCTCTGTGCTGGCGCATTACAGGCTGGCGGGGACGTGCGGAACAGCGACAAAACCACACGATATGCAGGCGGCGATAGCCTGTAGCTCATGCCACGATCTAATCGACTGGCGGGTAAAAACAAGCGATTACACCAAAGAAGAATTACGCCTGATGCATGCAGAAGGTGTTTTTCGCACGCAAGAAATCTGGAGAAAGGAAGGTTATTTATGATTTACCCAACAAATATAGGCAAAAGCGGGGAACACCTTCGTCTCACCACGCTGGAAAGTGTCTGGATTCAGGGAAAACTGCGCATGTGGGGGCGCTGGTCGTATATTGGCGGCGGTAAGACGGGGAATATGTTCAACCAGTTGTTGGCCTCTAAAAAGCTGACAAAAACGGCAATTAACGAGGCGCTCCGGAGGATGAAAAAAGCAGGTCTGAACAAGTCTGAACTTGAGGCTTTTTTGCGGGATATGATTAACGGTAAGCAAAAGAGCTGGCTGGCGCATTGTACTGATGCAGAGGCGTTATGTATTGATCGGGTCATAAGTGAGGTGCTGGCAGAGCATCCAGGATTGATTAGCGTCCTTCGTCAACGGTATGAGGGGCGGGGGATGACCAAACGCAAAATGGCTGAATTGCTAAATGATGCACACCCAGAGTGGTGTTTTAGCACATGCGAAAAGCGAATTGCTAATTGGTTGGCCGTTGCTGAGTATGCGCTATACATTCCTATGCGAGAATCATTCGCTCAAAAAACGGCTTGATTTTTTACGCATAAACCGCTTCAATTTTGCTAAGCTTCGCAAAGCTGTATCGCGAGGTGAACCAAGCGCATGAACTTTGATACAACCCGCCATTGAGCGGGTTTTTTATGTCCGAAAAACGGCAGAGAACATAAAACGTGCTGGTGGTTGCGAATACTGGTCTTTCGGCTTGTATTTTTGTAAATCGATATATACTTATCTTGTGACCAGTAATGTCAGGGCAATTGATATGAATGAAGCCTGTTCTGTTGTTTTTGTTCATTCCCCGTTTGTTGTGCTCTTTGAAGGAAAAGAGCTCTCTCTTGAAAGTGGTAGTGCACTTCTTGTCAGGGGGGGAGCTGGATCGTTATTGCCCTTTTCGGAATGTTTTCGGCGAATAAGTCTCAGTGAATCGACAATTATCCGTTACCTGTTGTGTGGAGACGAAAAACAGGATGTAGTTTTAGTCCGGCAAATACCACGATATCTTTGCGTGAGTTTTCCCAAGGCAGAATTGATGGGCATCCTGATTGATTATCTTTGTGAGGAAAAGATTCATACGGACAATTTAGCGGAAATGCTTTCCTTTTCGTGTCTGGCGTTTTTCTCATCAGAGAAAATGTTTTCGTCGTTTCTGACCGCGTGTATTGGCAATATTAGTGACAGGCTTAGTGCATTGTTTCGTACGGACATTGCAGCAAACTGGACTCTGAGAGATGTGTCTTCGCGGTTATGTATCAGTGAAAGTTTGTTAAAAAAAAGACTGAAAGAAGAAGGCACCTGTTTCAGTGAGTTGTTGCTTACAGAGAGAATGAGAATGGCAGCAATGCTGTTGAATCAATCTCGTTGCGCCATCAACAGAATCGCTGCTCAGTGTGGCTATAATTTTACATCTTATTTTATCAGCGTATTCAGGAGTTATTTTGGTGTTACACCGGCAGGTTACAGGATGGCTGCATTCAATGAGATGAGTTTAAGTGTTACTCAAGAATAATTGAATTTTGCACTCATTGAAAACAGGCTCGCTGCGGCGGGCCTTTTTTATATCCGCGCCACGTCCGGCGCACATCACATCAGATAACACCACACAAAAGGTATCTGCGGGTGCCTTTGACGGGGTGTTGTTTTTTTACGGGCCGACAGTGGCCCTTTTTTATTTACAGGAGAAAAAGTATGTCTGAACCCTTATCCGGTTCCGGCACGGCTGCGGCGCTCGGCGGGGCGACGGTATTCGGGCTGTTTACCGGAACGGATTTCGGGATTGTGTTTGGCGCATTTGCCGGGGCGCTGTTTGTGGCCACAATGCCGCAGGCACTATCTGCCTGGCGTGTGGCAGCGCATTTTCTGGTGTCGTTTATCGTTGGCGTGCTGGGTGCGCATGTGCTGTCAGCCTGGATTGCATCAAAAACAGGTTATGACGGTACATCGGCGGATGCTCTGTGTGCGGTGCTGGTGGCGGTGGTGTCGGTGAAGATTCTCTCGTTCATCCACCAGCAGGATATTGCATCGCTGGTGTCCGGCCTGTTCTCCCGCCTGCGGGGTGGAGGAGGCGGCAATGTTAAGTAACCTTCCCGGATTGCTGAATGTGGCGTTATGCACGGTTATCGTGCTGACGCTCTTTTTTTATCGTCGTCGTGATTCCAGACATAAACCGCTGATGTCATGGCTGGCCTGGTTGCTGATGCTGCTGTATGCCTTTGCGCCCCTCAGCTATCTGTGTGGTCGCCCGTTAGCAACGGGCTGGCTGGAAGTGTTTTTTAACCTGCTGTTCTGCGTGCTGGTGGTTCGTGCTCGTGGGAACGTTTCAAAAATCTTTGTATTACGAAGGCGCTGAGATGAAGTCGAAAGATGAAATTTTTGATGCTGTTCTTGGCAAAGAGGGCGGCTACGTCAACCACCCTGATGATAAAGGTGGTCCGACTAAATGGGGCATTACTGGAAAAGTTGCCCGTGCACACGGTTATCAGGGGGATATTCGTGACCTGACGCGTGGGCAGGCCCTCGAAATTCTTGAAGCGGACTACTGGTACGGGCCACGTTTTCACAAGGTTGCGAGCCTGTCTCCGGAGATCGCTGCTGAATTGTGTGATACCGGCGTAAACATGGGGCCGTCAGTGGCATCCAGAATGCTTCAGCGCTGGCTTAATGTATTTAACCAGAAAGGAGAGTTGTATCCGGACATTGATGCAGATGGTTGTATCGGCCCACGTACCATTAATGCGTTACGCGCCTATTTGTCAAAACGTGGCAGGGATGGTGAGTTGGTGATTCTGACAGCGCTAAACTGTACGCAGGGAGATCGCTACCTTGAACTGGCAGAAAAACGTGAGGCTAATGAATCGTTCGTGTATGGCTGGATGAAAGAGCGCGTGGTGGTGTAGTTGGCATTAATGAGGCCAGTAAATCCAACCTGCGGTTAGCTTGTTATTAGACTTACCGAACAAGAAAAACGACTGGAGAAAGAGTTCGGTTTTTATACCAAACAAAGAGGAGAATATGAATCAGTGAGTACAGAGAAAAATCCTCGGCAGATCGTATAAATCTTCTTTTAAAGCCGTCCGTTATGAAAGGAATAGAAAAGAAAGTAACTGCACGTCTTTATGTGACACGGTCTGCTTTTGCTATTTTTCTTTTGGAGGTTGTTATTTGCGCATCAAGTGCAGATAGAGTTGCCCATCGAGATGGGCAACTTATGATATTATTGTGAGCAATATACCCGAGCTTCCAGCGGAGTATAAATGCCGAAAGTGATAAAACCGAGCAATCCATTTACGAATGTTTGCTGGGTTTCAGTCTTAACAACTTTTTCTGCGCCACCACAAATTTTGGCTGCATCGACAGTTTTCTTCTGACCAATTCCAGAAACGAAGAAATGATGAGTGATGGTTTCCTTCGGTGTTACTGTTGTCGGTTGGTTTTCAACAGTAAACGTCTGTTGAGCACATCCAGAGATAAGCAGGGCCAGCGTGAAAGTGAGTAGCGTTTTTTTCATAGTGTTATTCCCGTTGTGTTTTTAAGGTTGTTGAATCGTATTTGTAGAAATTTAAACAAAACCTAAACAATGAGTTGAAATCTCATATTTTTAATGTTTATTAAAGTATGCCAGATGTGCTGTATTTTCATTGTATTCCCGGATTAACTATGTCCTCAGTACCGACTGGTAACTCCTGTGTGGGAGTGCCGGATAGTGAGGGGGATTAAACCGGGCGATATGGTTTAGCGTGGAAAAAATTGTGTCGTGTTCTGAATGCTTTCGGTAAACAATAATGAGTTGTCAAAGGTATAGTAATACCTTTTGTGTTCATGGACATTTGTAACCCATCGGAAAACTCCAGCCTTAGCCAGATTTTCCCTGTATTCATGAAATGTGATTTCTCTTGATTTCAACTTATGAGAGTAAGTTTCTATAAGTCGCGTGTCTCTGCGAAATTTAACATTCACAACCTCCTCAAGTCCTTTTATTAACACTGCGTTATCATTTTTCAATACAACGTGAATATTACCTGTGGCTAAATAGTAAATGTAATGTGAGACATTGTGACGTTTTAGTTCAGAGTAAAATCGGTCACAGTTTAAATCTTTCCGCACTTGATCAAATATTTCTTTAAAAAGGGCAACCTGAGCCAT